ATAGCGAACTAGAAAAGCTAACTGACCCTAATAAAATAGCTAATATTAAAGGTCAGATGAAAGACCTCGTAGAGGCTATCACAGGAAAATCTGTAGATATACCTGACGAGCCTAAAATTGTAAGATTACTTAATGCAATAATTAAAACGTCAGATTAGTTATCTAAGGATGGTAAGAACCGCCTCACTACTAATCAGGCTAAAGAACAACAAAAGATTTTAAAGTTACAAATATTAGATTATGATAAAGAATTTGCACTAGAAGAGAAGAAGAAAGTATTACAAGAAAATAAATTTACTCGTAATGTACTTGAACTTCAAGAGCAAAAACAATACTTAAGTGAGTTAAATAGGAATGGTGCCTTAGAAGAAAAACAAGTGACTAGGTTTATAGCACTAGCGTCAGCTAGAATTCAAGCTAATAAAGACAGTATAGTTAAAGGTGTAGGTGAAGCAGGTAGAACAGGATTAGACCCTATTATAGCACAGAAGATACTTGCTATTAATGATAGTAATGTAATCGCTATAACAAAGCAGTTACGTTTATCTAAATTACTAGATGAAGTAGAGGCGGAGTCACTAACTGCTACAGGTAAGCGTAAAAATGAGCTTATTGCTATAGCTAATATTATACAGAACTCTGCAAAGATAAATAAAGAGTCAATAGCTGACGAGAACTTACAACTAGCCTTAGCACAAGAGTATGGTGCTACAATTAATAAGAACGAGGTCACTAGAGTTAAATCTAGAAAGCAAGAGATAGCTGACTTCTTAGCCTTATTAGATTTAGCTGAGAAAGAGATTGAAATTAGAAGAAAAGCAAATGCTGCAATAAGTCAGTCTATTCAAGAAGTAGAAAATACTTTAGCAGACCAGCTAGATATAGGGAATCAATTAAAGAACCTAGACTTAGTAAGACTAGCACTAAAAGCAGAAGAGCTTAGAGTAACTGAGAAGATTACTGATAAAGAGTACGAACAGTATACAGCTAGACTACAACAAATAGCTGACCTACGAGAAGCTAACATAGGTATTAAGAAAGGAATCAATGCGTATACTAAAAGTATAGGTACATTCGATGACCGTTTAGCTGATATAGCTGAGGGCTCTCTTAAAGCTATGGAAGATGGTATGGTGCGCTTCTTAGATGTAAGCTCAGATGGTTTTCTAGAGTTTGGAGAGCTAGCTGAGGGTGTGCTTAATAGTATATACCAACAACTAATAAGACAGATGATTATACAGCCTTTAGTATCAGCTGGGGGTCAGGCTGCACAGGGCTTTGTTAGTGGCTTATTTGCTGAGGGCGGAACTGTCGGCAAAGATGGTGTTAAAACACAAGGCTTTGCTAATGGTGGACTACTACAAGGTGGTTCAGGTAAGCGTGATGACTTATTCCTAGGCAACGTAAATGGTATAGCCACTTTCGCAATGGGTGGTGAGTTTATTACACAACAAAGCTCAGTAAATAACAACACTAGAGCCGGTTTAGATTATATAAATAAGACTGGACAGATGCCTAGTGGTGGGACTATAGTAAGTGCTCCTGTACAAATTAATATAGAGAATCAATCAGGTTCAGATATTGCAACAGACGCAATAGAGGAGCTGACTAGAACTAACGCTAGGGGTGAAGAAGAAAGGGTTATAAATATAGTGCTTAAAAAAGCTCAAACAGACCTTAACTTTAGAAATGCTTTAAAAGGATAATATATGGCAAATTTTGATTTATTAAAGATAGCACAAATAGAGGATTCTGAGTTAGACTCTGCTGTTAAATCTCAGTCGTCTAATGGTCTTGTTAAAACTCGAAAGAGGTTTACTAGAATACGTAAGACGTTTACTATAACTGCTACTATAGCAACACAGGAAGAGCGTGATGAGATTTATAACTTATTCCAAGGAGTAAGAACTATAAGTTCTTTTGTATTTGACCACCCGACTGAAGTAGACGGGGGACTTAATCCAATACAATATACAGTACGTTTTAAGGAAAACTTAAAGATTACCCAGCTAGGGAATAAGAATGGGTTCTATGAGATTGCTCCATTTGTATTAGAGGAAGTGTAATGCCAATTCCAGTAATACAACCACTAATAGAGGGCAAGAATGAACTTAGCCAACAAACTCCTTGGTTACTTTGTTTAACAATGACTAATGTAGCTGGGGATTTAATCTTAAGGCTTGTTAATAATACAGAGAACGTAACATATAAAGGAGAGGAATACATAGCCTTTCCTTTTGAACTAGATACATTACCTGAGGTTACTAAAGGCTCACTGCCTTCAGTTGCTTTAAAAGTATCAAATATAGATAGACAAATACAGTCTTATATAGAACAAGACCCTACGTTTGGCTCGGGTTGGGAAGTAATTGTTTCTTTAGTACTTGCGAGTCACTTAGATGAAACACCCCCTGAGGGGCAAGTAGCAGAAATAGAACAAATATGGCAGAGCTTAGATTCAACGGCTACTGTTGAATACATGACTATAAATTTAGGTATGGCTAATCCTATGCTTATACAATTTCCCAGACAGAAGTACAGTGGTGGATTTTGTCAAAGAGTGTTTAACGATGGTATAGCCTGTCCTTATGGTACAATAGGTATCCCAGGATTTACTTTCTGTAAGAAAACACTAGCTAACTGTAAAGAAAGGTTTGCAGATGACCTTGTTAATTCTTTAGGGCAGAAAATAGGGTACCCGTATTTAGCATTTCCAGGTATTGAAGTAAGGGCTATTTATGAAGCCTAACTTAGACTACCTGAAATACTTAGGTGTACCTTATGAGTTCGGCGGCAACTCCTTAATGGGGTTAGACTGCATAAATTTATGCACTTTAATGGCTAAGGATAGGGGTGTACCTATGATGAACGTTAATCACACACATACTAATATGCATACTTACCATTACTTGTTTAACTTAAGGGACTCAAAAGATAAGTTTTCTACAGTCCCAAAGCAAGGTAACGTTCTTGTTGTTTTTAAGATTAAAGGCAAAGTAAGTCATGTAGGATATATGCTTGACGCTAATAACTTCATACATATAATGGAGGGTAGTAGAGTTAGTGTAGAGAAGATAAACATTACTTGGGAGAATCGTTTAGTAGGTTTTTATAAATATGTAGGAGGAGAAGATGAGAGCACATAGTGAAGCTATTTTAGATATTGAAACAAAAGAACTCTGTAGCATTTGGTACAGTAGTACTGACTCACGTAACTAATCCTTTTGCACCAAGTGATAGTAAAAAAGTCAGAACAGATTTACATGGGCATAAGCTACATAAATATCTCGAAGGTTTCTGTTTAGGACAAGAGTACTTAGTTGTACTTAATGGTAAAGAACAAGAAGATTTTGAGTACGTAGTACAGCCTAATGATAATATAATATACACACCTATAGTATCAGGTGGTGGGGGTGGAGGTAAAGGGATAGTTAGATTAGTAGCTTTAGTTGCATTATCTATATATGCTCCTTACCTCACAGCAAATATACTTGGTTATACAGGTATAGCAGCTAGTGCGACCGGTTTTTACGCTTTACAACTTGGGGTTATGGTAGCAGGTAGTATGCTTATTAATGCTGTAATTCCACCAACCTCTGCTACTATTACAGGGGGGGTTCCTGAAACACAATCTCCTTCGTACTCTTGGACGGGCTCAAGAACGAATAGAAATCTAAACGTTCCTATACCAGTACTTTATGGTACGTTTGGCTTGGGTGGTACTGTTATTAATAATAAGTTTTATTACCAAGGTGATGATGACTGGTTAGCTACACAAATAGCGCTATGTTACGGGGAAATTGAAGCAGTTAACCCAGAAGACGTGTTTATAAATAAAGTAGAGTTCAGTTCATTTTATAACACAGCCTCAGCTGGATACTTTAAGTACTTAAATGGGCAATTTGACCAACCTGTAATGACAGGCTTTGATGACACTAGATTTAATAATGGTGCTGTCGCTAAACGGGTAGAGTACAACGACCCTTATACGTTTACGTCACAGTCTACTGCTATAGATGATTTTAAACTGCACTTTGAATTCCCAAAAGGATTATTTCATATGACCCAAGAGGGTAAAGTGCAGAACAAATCAGTAAACTTTAACGTAGAATATCGTGAAGTAGGAGCTCCTACTTGGGAAAACATATATGCTTTGAAGTACATTTATACTACTGAATATGAATTTGAACTAATTCCTGTTGATAGTGGAGATGGTGGTTTTGAAGGAGATGGTGACTACGGCTTTGGCGATGATGATAATGGTGGAGGTGTTGGTGGTGACGGCGGTGCCGGAACAGGTGCCTCTGGTGGACCGACTGGTTAGAAAGGAAAATAATGAGTAATTTTTGGAGTAGGAACTCTAGTTATACACGGGAGGGCTATAGGAAGAGTGGCAGAACCCGTAAGGTACTTACTGGGCAGACATTTACTGATGTTATCACAGTAACTAGGGCGTCCACACAACCAGTAAAGTTATTCATGCAGCCTATGAATACAGAGTAACGCGGTTAACCCCTGAAGATGGTGCTGCTGATAATTTTAATAAATCAGAGTCTTATATTAGGTTCTTAGAAGAGATAAATACTACGGATTTAAACTACGGGGGCATTGCACTTGTAGGGTTTAACTTACAAGCAACAGCACAGCTAAGTGGGGGTAGACCTGACTTTACTGTTGAGGCAACTAGAAAGCCTCTGTTTTTACTTGGGGAGTACAAAGATAGTACGAACCCAGCTTGGATTTGTTATGATATAATTACTAACCCTTACTACGGTATGAGGTTAGGCGCTGCTTCTATAGATATTGATGCATTTAATAACTGGGCAGATTTTTGTGATGGTAGTATAGTTAAAGATACATTTACTATAAGTACTACCTCAGAAGACCCTTACACAATTGTTGATGGGGGTATTCAAGTACTTGCCTCAGAGGTGCCTGAAGGTGAGATTATGAGCTTAGATAATATGGCTTATAATTTATCAACACTAAGCGTAACCGAGGGTATAACATATACAGAGAGTGACATAACTACTATTGAGAGTGTTGTTGATGAAAATGACGTAGCTTATTACTTAATTAGGTTCAGAAGATTTTTAGATGAACCCTCTGACGTAGCTTACCAGTTATCGTTTTATACTACCGATACTATACAACAACCTAAGCTAAGCTTTAACGGCGTACTAGATACTAGTACAGATGTTTGGAGTGTTTTACAAGATGTAGCATCTATTGGTCGAGGGCAAATAGTACTTCAGGGTACTAAGTATAGCGTAATTTATGATGCTCCTAGGCTAGTTACTGGACTATACAATGCTAGTAATTCTAAGAATGTCTCAATACAGTATTTAGACATTGCTAATCTAGCAACGGAACTAGAAATACAGTACGCTGACGCTTCTTTAGATTACACGATGAAGCAAATATCTATACTAGATACTTCAGCACAGGAGTCACAAGCACTCCCTAAGAAGACCACAGTACAGGTTAAGGGTATAACTACACAAGAAGAGGCTTTAATACATGGTAGATATTTATTAGCATCTACTAAAGCACTTCGTAGAGTAGCAGCATTTGACGCAGATATAGAAGCTATTACGCAGACTGTTGGTGATGTTGTTGCACTCCAAACGGATGTTACACAATATGGACTAGGTGGGTTGATAATAGATAAGACACCAACAAGTGCTACTTTAGAAGAGCCGGTTGATTTACGTATAGGAACAACCTATACATTAAAAGTCAAGAATAAATTAGACGATAGTATTACAGACTACACAATTACTACTAATGTGGATTTATTTGGTACGTTTGTGATTCCTGTTGACGCTACTAATATAAATATAGAAGACCGTTATACGTTCGGTACTATTAACAATGATAGTTTCCTTTGTACTATTACAGACATCAGTAGGGATGGTGACTTAACACGTAAGATTACAGCCGTGGAATACAACGAAAGTATCTTAGACTTTAACTACGATAATGATTTAATACAGAATACCGAACCTACTAAAACGGAACGTAACTCTATAATTAATTTTAATATAGTAGATAGGTTAGTGAAGACTAAGAGTGGTGCGGTAAGCGTTGCCTTGACACTTACTTGGGAGAGTAAATTATCAAGTAAATATAATATTTTTTATGTGCCTACTGGTGAACCTACAACTGGTTACCGTAACTACATAGCGTCTAGTATCTCTGGTAACTTCTTTGAATATATTTCACTAGATATAGTTTCAGGAGACACATATGACTTCTATATAGAGGACACTAGAGACACTGGTGTTACTAGATTACTAACGTATACTGTAATTGGTTTTAGTGAGCCACCCCCTGACGTAGACATATTTACTATATCAGGTAATCCAAACCAGCCTAAGACTGTTATATTCGATATATTCGATAAGCCTTTAGATTTTGCTGGGTATATAATTAAGTACCAGGTAGGCGGCTCGTTGAACTGGAACACAGCAGTTCCTGTACATAATGGTGTACTTATGACATCACCATATACTTTGGATATAACTAGAGTTGCTGGGCAGTACGACCTGTTAATCAAAGGGGTAGATTCAGAAGATAATGAGAGTATTAATGCTAAGTATATTAGATTTAACCAAGGCGAGAGTCTTATAGATAACTTAATATACGAGAAGGATTACCACCTTGAGGCATTCCCTGGAGAGATTTCAGGAGGTACTGTACAAGGCAATAATGACTTACTTGGAGACCCATCTACGGATATATTCTATTACAGAGATGATTCTAACACTTTGTTTGATTTAGCTAACTTACAGATGTTTTACCAAGGTACATTTGAACCT